GGGAACCGCCTGTTCTGGTTCCGCCTGAACATGGATGAATTCCAGAAAGCCGTGAATGACCTGGAAGAATCCAGCGAAGCCCTGACGGATCGCGAAATCCGCGACAGAGCGCTGGACCAGTGCAACGCCGTTTCTGAAATCGCTAACAGCCACGTCAGCTTTTTGTATTACCTGGCCAACAAGGTAACGGACGAAAGTTGGTACTACACCCGCGTGGAATTTCCCCACGATGGCCGGCCGGTAAAAAACACGTTCAGTGGAGGCCAGCTGGCCAGCGCCAGTGAATTCAAAAAGCGCCTTCTGAGTGTTGCACCTGGTGCGGTATGGACCGGCAGCAGCCAGCAGCTAGACCGCCTGCTGAAACAGCAGATCAGCGGCATTAAAACCGTAGAAACCATCGATTTCATTGGTTACAGCAAAGAACACGAAACCTGGGTATTTCCAGAACTGGCCGTAAGCCACGGCAGCATTTACGAACTGAACGATGAGGACTATTACGACATCGGCCGCATGAGCGTGAAAACGCTGTCTGAGTCGGTGGCGCTAACCATCAACAGCAACCGGGCCGACTACCAGCACGGCTGGGCATCAGACCTGGCCAACTGCTTTGGCCCAAAAGGTGTGATTGCTTTGGCTTACTGGCTGGGCAGCCTGTTTGCGGAGCAAATCCGGCGGGCGCACAAGTCTTTCCCGTTCATAGAAATAGTGGGCGAGGCCGGGTCCGGTAAATCCACTCTGATTGAATTCCTGTGGAAGCTGGTTGGCCGGCAGGATTACGAAGGCTTCGACCCCAGCAAAGCCACGCTGGCAGCCCGGGCCCGTAACTTCGCCCAGGTGTCCAACCTGCCGGTAGTGTTGATCGAATCCGATCGGGACCAGGACGGCGCCGGCGGAAAACAGCGCCAGTTTGATTGGGACGAACTGAAAACCGCTTACAACGGCCGGTCTGTTCGCAGCCGTGGCATGAAGAACGGCGGCAACGACACCTACGAACCCCCGTTTCGTGGCGCCGTGGTGATCAGCCAGAACGCCCAGGTATCGGCAAGCGATGCCGTGCTGCAGCGGATTGTGCACCTGAACGTAACGCGCCAGGGCCACAGCGAAATCACCAAGGCCCTGGCCGAACGCCTGGAGCGCACACCTATGGACCAGGTGAGCGGCTTCGTTCTGCAGGCTGCCACGGCTGAAGCCTCGCTGATGCGGATTATTTGCGAACGGTCCCCCATCTATGAAAAAGCGCTTTCCGAGCTGCCAGACATCCGCATTCACCGGATAGCGAAAAACCACAGCCAGATTATGGCGCTGCTGGACTGCCTGGGCCCAGACGGCCTGCAGCTGCTACCCGAAAGCCACCTGGAACCCGCCCGTGAAATGGTGCAGGGCATGGCCATCGAACGGCAAACCGCCGTGAACGCCGACCACCCCATGGTTCAGGAATTCTGGGAGGCCTACGACTACATCGAAGGCCAGAGCAGCAACGCCACCCTGAACCACTACGACGATGACAGCCTGATCGCCGTCAACCTGAAGCATTTCGAGCAGGTTTGCGCTGAATCCAAGCTGCGTATTCCGCCCATTACCGAGCTAAAACGGCACCTGAAAACCAGCCGCAGCCGCAAATTCATTGATTCAAGCCGCACCGTGCGAAGCGCCATTCGCCGTGAAGGCAACGTACTGGGCAGCGCCACCGTGCGTTGCTGGATTTTTGAAGCTGAAGCCTAACCACATGGAGAACGTTATGAACCCATCAGTAGCAGTAGCAACCCCACAAGCGCCAGCCGCCCGCCTGCATGACATTGGCGAGCTGACAGTGATCAACCAAGACCACGGCCGTGTGCACCACCACGTGGCCATGGTGCTGGTTTTCGACAGCATCGAGCAGGCCGCGGCATGTATGGAAGCCGGCATGGTGCGGCTTGTGCCCGCTACCGACCTGAATTCGGAAGCCGTGGAGTACCTGAACGATGGCCGATAAAGCCGACGTTGCCGACGCCTACATCGAGCAATCCCTTGAAACCGCGTTGCGCAACCAGCTGGAACTGAACAGCTATATAAGCTCAGACCCAGACTGCGAACAGTGCGGCGAGCCCATATCCGAAGCCAGGCGCGAAGCCCTGCCAGGGTGCCCCACTTGTGTGGAGTGCCAGCATCTGCTGGAAGCGAAAAACCGAAACTACCGATAAGCACAGGGCCGAATGGCCAGCTGGAGATAACCGATGACCACGAACAGCAGCCACCTCCAACAGACCTTGAGCATTCTCGAAGTCCTGATGGAGCGTACAGACGAACTGACCCTGCCAGAGCTTTATCTTCTGGAAGGCGCGATGACCGTTGCACTAAAGGAAGACGTTATTGAGGCCATTGCCCAGAAACAGGTGCACACAGTGAAAGACGGCTACGCGTTGGACCCAATCTTGCCCGATGGGTTTTCAGTCACACCAAACGACGAACGGCCAGAAAGCCACCACTTCTGGTGGTGCCGGCCCTACATCGAAACCTTCCAGCGCGGCGACGAAACCGCCTACTGGGTGCACTGCCTAGATGGCGGCGCATGGGATCGCCCCACCTGGTGGGGAACAGCGGAATCCCTGGAAGCCGCTGTGGAAATCTGCCGCAACGGCCCAGGCCGAATTGATTGCCATGCAGCGCTGCAACACGAAAAACGAACACGCGGTATTTAGGGAGATCACAATGGAAAATCAGACGCTAACAACAGAACAGATGACCGATAACCTTTACCTGGCTATGGAAGAGATTTTTCTGCAAGGCATGGTTATAAACCGCCGGGACCTGGTTCAGTGTCATGCGAGTGTCAGCCCCCACTGCAAAGGCTTTGATTTTCACGTTGTGCCAGCGAACACCCTTTACAACGAAGAAGTCGAGTTGCCTGAACGGCTCGCGACTATCCGTATTAATTTGGACTTCTACGACTGGTTTGCGGTTGAACGGTGCAGAGAAGAATATCAGGCCCGAATGGTAGAAATTGAAACCTTCATTCGTTACCTGGACCACCTGATAGCCTGCAACAAGCGGATTGAAGCTGAGATTAAGAAGGTGGTGGCATGAGCATCAAAACCCCACCTGAGTTCAACCAGTCAGTGTCTGACGCAGACATCGATCTGGGCAACCTGGCAGAAAAGCGTCCAGCGGATTGCCTGCAGCGGGTTGCAGCCATCTTCAACTGGTGGTGCCTTTCCGGTTGCAACGGGTGCGAGCACAAAACCCTGCGCAAGCTCGCAAGCAAGCATGCCCGCCGTGCCTTAAAAATTCTGGAGGAACGAGGTGACCGCTAAAAAGAAGACTTTCAAGGTCACGTCCATCAGCGGCCAAATGAGCATAGATACTGATCTGGACCAGCGCGAATACTGGCTGGCTTACCTGCGGCAGCGATCGCTCCAGGTACTCGCCGACCGGTTTTTTGTAAGCACCACTGCCATCTGGATAGCAGAAACAAAACAGCTGAAGTGCCGAACAGCCCGGCAGAACTCAGAAATTCAACGGTTACGGCGCGAATACCACCTGGCCAAGGCCAACGAAATGCCGAACTACCGGATTAAAACCATAGCCAGCCGGCACGGCGTCAAAGAAAACACAGTTTACCGGCGCCGGCACAAGCGCATAGCGAATAAAGCCCAGGCGTTTTATCAGAACCACGAATTAAGACAGGGGATGGCATTATGAAAACCGAAACAATCGAAAGCATGTTTGAAGGAAGTATCAAGGCAGAAGTAATCATTCATCTGGCCACTATGCTCGCGCAGGATTCATTCCCTGGTATAGCAACAGAAGCCTTTATGGAAGAAGACCCCGAGCCCTTGTGGGAGTCTATCGGAATAGAGCCACCTTACGATCTGGACGACCCCGGGCTGATATTCGATCACCTGATGGACAACGACAAAAGCGGCTTCCTGGTTAAGTTTGCAACGCCGGTACCGCAAAACATAAAGGATGGATCGCACAGCATGTCATGGGGCTATTACGCCACACACTGGATCTACGCCGACACCTATCAAGAAGCCTGCGAAAAAGCGCTGGCATGGCGTCAGG